TGCAGGTTCTTCTGCAGCTCCTCGAGTGTGATCTTCTTCATTGGTACAGGTTCCCTTGTTGGGGTTGGTTTGCGGTGAGTTGGTTACGTGCGGCGCAGGTCATACGTCCGGGCCGTGAGGCCCACCGTCTCGACCGATCCGAATGCCACAACACTAGGCGCGCCAAAAGCAGCGCAGGCCGCCCACAACGGACGGCCCGCGCCAAGGAGAGAGTCTGTTCGTCAGTCCGCGTAGATGCGCCCACGCGCGCGCGCGATCTCGTCGCGCACGATCCGGGATCGGTCATCCGCAGCGACGGCGGGGATGCTAACGGCGACGCGCCACTTGCGGGCGACGGCGACCGGGGCAGGCGCGTCGGGCACCGTGACGCCAAAGCGCTTGACGGCAGCGGCGCTGACGAGCCCCTTGCGGACGGCGGTGATGATCGCGTCCTGATTGGCGGGGATGCTCACGACGCTGACCTCGAGGAGCTTCCACTTGCCGTAGACCCGGCGCACACCCTCGCCAAAGCGCTCCGTGTCCGCCTTGCTGGCAGGCCGCGCCTCCGTGCCGAGGAAGCCGATGCTCATCGTGTTGAGCGCGCCGAAGTCGAGCAGAGCCGCCACGGTGTCGGGGAGCCAGTCGCCCGCATGACCTTCCGGTCGTGGCGCGAGCGCGAACTCCGCCTCGATGGCGCGGTCGCCGCGCTTCATCTTGAGCATCTTGCCGATGGGCTTCAGCGTGTCGTGCTCGTAGAGGAGCACGGGGTTCTTCTCGTAGTCGCGGCTGTTCATCCCGGCGGGGATCACGACCTCGCCGTCGCGGTCCACGCTGTCAGTGGTGATCGTCGCCGTGAAGGTGCGCGCCTTGCCGGCGCTCTTGCGGATCAAAGCGGAGAGTGTCTTGCTGTTCATTCCTCGAATAGCCTCGGGTCAAGGGCGGCGATCGTGTCGCAACGGCAGTTGGGGTGCAGCGGCGGCGCTTTGACGGAACGATAGGAGAGCGTCATCTGTCCTCCGTCCGTGCCCGTCAGGACGGTCCCGCGCGCGTAGAAGTCGTCGTCGAGCCCGATGGCGCTGTCGGCGTACTGCGCTGCCGCAGCCTCGCAGAACTCGCAGGCGTCGGGCGACAGGAGCCACTGCTTGCCCTGCACGACGCCCGTCTCCTTCCACGCCTCGATGCGTCCCTCGGAGTAGGCGTAGGCGCTCTCGGTGCGCGCGATCATCTGCGCGCGCTCGTCGCTGAAGCCCTGCTCGGCGATGGCGTCCGCGATCTGGTCGATCGAGAGACCCTGCTCGACGCCCGTGGAGACCGCGCCTGCCACGCGCTCGGCGAGGTGCTGGCTCACCACCTGCGCCATGCGGTCGGCGCTGCGTGCCGCAGCCTGCACGGCGAGCGGGTTCGCCTGCCCAAAGTCCACGAGCTCATTGACCGCGGGGAGCGCGGGGAGCGTGGCGAGCGCGGCGCGTGCGCCCGCGTCAGCCATCACCGCCGCGTAGGGGCGGGCTATGTCCGCGATCTGTCCCGCCATGTCCGTGCGCATGCCCGTAGCCATCGACCGGATGCGCTCGACCAGCCCCTCGGGCGTGCCCTTCCAGTCGCGCGCAACGGCTTCGAGCTCGCTCACGCGCGGACCCACGACCTCACGGAGCGCGTCGATGTAACGCCGCAGTTCCCGTGCCTCCACATCGCGCAGCGGCTCGTCAAGCGCCTTCGTCCTGATGCGCTGCCCGTCCGCCGTGAACGGGAGCCACGGCATCTCCGCGTCAGGGTCGATGCACCGCGCCGCAGGCGAGCGCGCCAGCGCCTTCGCCGCACGCAGGATGATGCGGTCGCGGCTGCACATCAGGCGTCAGGCTCGCCGTCCCAGACCCACAGGCAGGTCGCCTCGTCCAGCACGGCGTCGGGGTGCGGCTTGGGCGGTATGAACGCATCGCGCTGCGCGTCGTACGTGTAGCCGATTCCCGCGTAGTTGAAGCGCAAGGCTTTGGACTGGTCGGCGCTCGGCTCGCCCGTGTGCGGGTCGTAGTGGACGCCGCCGCGGGTGTTGTACGAGGTCTGCACCCACATGCCGCTATCGGGCAGCGTGTCGATGAAATCCTGCTCGGCGACGATGACCCTGTCCACCTTGCCAGTTACGTTGACTCTTGCGAAGTGTCCCATGTTGCTCCTTATGCGACGAGCGCGAACGTGCCGGACGATGTGAAGGTGTGGATCGTGTATCCGCCGCTGCTGGTGATCGTGTCGCCGCCCGTGGCGCGCTGCGCGCCGAGGTAGCGCACGATGACGATGCCGGAGCCTCCTGCTGCGCCGATGAATTGCGGAGGATTTGACCCTGATCCGCCACTATCTCCTCCAGAGCCTCCGCCACCTCCGCCTGTATTTGGAGAGCCATTAGCAGCCGCCGTCAAACCACCACCCTTTCCACCGCCACCTGATCCTCCCGATCCGCCCTCATAGGCAGTAGCGCCAAGTATTACGGCATACCCGCCACCACCTCCTCCTGCATAGGTGACGGTACTGCCAGTAATAGTGTTGTCTGTTCCTGCGCCACCGTTTCCACCACTGGTTGCGGCAACTCCTGCGCTTCCTGCCGCAGTATGACCACCGCCGCCGCCTGCAATGCGGGTGTTGGTTGCCGTTGCGCCATTGCCTCCATTGGTTCCTTGCGCAGGAGATGTGCTTGGCGTGTTTCCATTGCCTACGGCTGTAGGTGCTGGTCCGGGAGCGCCGCCACCTGATCCTCCATTAACGCCTGCTGTTATTCCCCAACCGCCACCGCCACCGCCAGTGCTTTCGATTGTCGAGAATGAGGAATTGCTCCCCTTGCCCGTAGTTCCTTGCGTTCTGCGTGCGCTTCCGGCACCAACAATGACGGTGTATGACACTCCACTAGTAAGCGCGAGCGCACTTCCGCCAACATTCGTCAGGAATCCGCCTGCGCCGCCTCCACCGCCCGCGTCGTAACTGCTTGCGCTTCCGCCGCCACCGCCGCCCGCCACGACGAGGTATTCGACCTCAAGCGTTTCGGGCTGGAACGTCTGCCACGCCGTGCCGTTGTAGTACTCAAGTCGGCTGCTTGTGCTGTTGTGCCGGATCATGCCTGCGGCAGGCGTTCCGGGTCGCTGCGCAATCGTGCCACTGGGGATCGTGATAGCGCCCGTGCTGGTGAATGTCGCGTTGCCCGTGACTCCGAGCGTGCTGTTAATCTGCGTGGCGCCGCCCACCGTAAGCGTGTCCGCAATGGTCACATCGTCGCCGAGCGTGAAGTCGCCGTCTACCTGAAGGTCGCCCTTCAGCGTGGTCTTGCCGCGCACGGCCAGAGTCTCAAACTCAGGATTCACCAGCACGGGCGCGCCGCCTGCGGGACCGCGTGCGCCGCGTGGACCAGCGGGTCCGCGCTCGCCGGGTTCGCCCTTCTCGCCGGGTTCGCCTTGGGGACCGGGGACGGTCGAATCCTTGCCGTCGCGCCCGTCGCGGCCCGGTTCGCCTTGTGGGCCTTGGGGGCCTTGGGGACCGACCGGACCCTGCGGACCCACTGGACCCTGCTTGATGACAGCGACCGCCTTGTGCGTTTCGGTCGCCTCGTCGCGTGCGCCACGCGCAGCCTCAAGGGCGCGCTCGGCCCGGTCTGCCGCCTTCTTCGCAAGCGCGGCTGCAAGGATCGTGGTCGGGATCGTCGGTTCGTTGCTCATTCGGTGTTGCCCTGTGACTTGAGGATAGTGGTGTCGGTGTCCATGCCGCAGACCTTCATTACGCGCTCTATGTCGGCCTCGACCTCATTGAGCGCATCCTTGTAGGCGAACCGCAGCAGTTCGTCGTCGCTGCTCATCTCCCGCTGGAACGACTTCTCGACCGTGACGAGCAGGCGGTCGAGCATCGCGCTGTCGGACTCCTGCGCCGTGCGGTCGAACTCCGCGACGTAGTCGATGACGTTGCGCGCCATGCGCTTGGCCTGCGCCGATTCCAGTTCCTCGACCTTGCGAGCCGCCCAGCCTGCGCCTGCGCCGTCGGGGTTCGACGGATCGCCGCCCCACAGCATCCACGCGATCGCGCCTGCGGACGGGTAGCCGTCCTCGCCCGGCTTCGCGCCCTCGGCGTCGAGGTCGATGCGGTGACGGCTGAAGAATGCGTGCATCCGGCGCACAGTCTCGGGGGACAGGTTCGCCCGGTTGCCGATGTCGCGTGCGCGGGCGACGCCGACCGCCGTGCCGCCGCGCCCATGCTCCTCGCGCAGCGCGAGTCCTCGGTTAGCGAGGTCGGCCATCTCGGAGGTCGGCTTGGTGTCCACGTCCTCGACCGCCTTGTAGCGGTCAGCCTCGGACCAGCTCTTGCCCTCGCAGACGCTGATGGCGATAGCGACCGCCTGATCCTGCGGGTAGCCCTCGGCCATGAGCGTGCGGACGTTGTTGCTGACGCAGTCCTCGCCGCCCGTGTCGAGCGGCTTGGACACGAGGCGCTTGGACGCCTGCACGGGCTCCGTGGCGGCTTCGGCGTCCTCGGGCTCCACAGACGGGGCGGGCAGGCTCGGGCGGCTCTGCGCGGCTCCCTGCGCCCCGAACAGCCCGCCGAAGGGCGATGCGCCCATCGGGCTCGCGCCGAGCGGCTGTCCGTTGACGTACAGGCGATCCGCCGCGGGGTCTTCCATCGGGTCGTAGCCCGCCTCGAGCCGCGCCTCGTTGGGCGTCATCCAGCCGCCGGCGACCGATGCCTGCCGCTCGACCAGATCCTGCTGGCGGTCGGCGGGCACCGGGTTGTCGTAGGCGAGATAGGCATCGTCCTCGAGCCCGAACAGCGGGAGGAGCTTGGCGTTCAGCGTCTCCTCGTCAAGGCGGCAGATCGGGGCGATGGTCGACTCCCGCCACTGCGCGTAGCCGCTCTTCGCGGCGGCGAGGTTGGGGTCGTTCGCCTTGAGCATCGACACGGGCACGCCGAAGATCGCCGCGATCTCCTCCACGATCTCGTCGCGCCCGGAGAGATCCTTCGTCGGGAAGGACAGCGGGCGCATCTCCACGTCGCCCGTGACCGCGAAGAACTTGCCCGCCTTGCGCGTGCCCTGCAGCGCCTCGCGGATCTTCGTCTCGAAGCGCTCGAGCTGCTCGCGTCCTGCGCCGCCCTTGACGATGACCGCGTAGTCCGGGCGCGCGTTGTTCTGGAAGAACGACAGGTCCATCTCGTGGATCGACTCGTTCTGCTGCGCGACGCCCCACGCCGCCTCGAGCTTGCCCATCCCGTAGAGCAGGCTCTTCGGGTTAGGGCGGCGGAAGTGGATCACCTCGTCCGTCGTGAAGTCCTGCTCGTTCTGCTGGTCCGTGCCGTAGCGGTAGCCGGCGATCAGGCCGTCCGTGGACGGGATCACCTTGACGTGCTGCGCGGGCATCGTCCACAGCTCGACCGGGATGTCGAGCGCGGAGTCGAAGACGGGGTGCAGGTAGGCGTTGCCCGTGAGCTCGAGGAACAGGATGCGCGTCATCGCCAGCCCGAATCCATCATCGACCGTGTTCGCCTTGCGCAGCACCTCAAGGACGGGGTGCTCGAAGGCCACCTCCTCGAAGTCGCCCGCGAGCGCCTTGCGCATCACGAGCCGCGAGGGCTGGTTCGCCGTGTCGCCGCAGAGGTACGCCTTGCGCGCGCGCGGCACGCGGCGGGTGTCGTAGAGCTTGCGGCCCGGACGTGAGCGCACGTAGAGGCGCAGCGGCACGGACGCGACCGCCTGCGCGTTGATGCTCGCCGCCGCGTAGATCCACGACGAGTAGGCGCGCACCGCCGAGCCGTACGAGAAGGGCTGCGCCTTCGCCCGTCCGCTGCGGTCGAGCACCGACAGGCTCGACTCGAAGTACGTGTCCGGCGTGTCCTGTCGCTTGCGGCGGAAGAGGTCGAGGATGCCCATGAGGTCAGAAGATCCGTATGTCGAGGGT